GCCCTTTCGGGCCCTCTCGTGTAGTTTCACTTATTTCGGAGGTATCTATGCTAGAAGATCGACACCCCGTTCACACTTTCCCGTCAAACGTCTTTACGCTTGATGGTAGTGTCTCGGTGTATCTTTCCTATATCACTGGTACTTCCCCGAATGTTCGTGAGCTACTCGCTACCATACAGACCGATGCCGGCATCGTCCATACCAACCGCCTTAGTGTCTCACTTGATGAGTTCACTGTGGTTATTGATGTGCTCGAACGCCTGCTTAAGTCTGTTTAGGTAGGGGAAGCCTGGTCATAAGTCAGGCTTCTTAGTAGGATCGTAAGATCCCCTTCTCTTTCCTCCTTGGAGGACGGCAACGGGAGATACAATGGAAACGAAGACACGTCCGTATTATTTCGACTTCCGCTATTATTACCAAGACTTGACGAATGGTATCGTTAGAACTCCTGTCCTAACTGGCACCTACCACAAAGTAGGCGACAATACGGTCACGTTCGGCGGTCCTGTTCCGAATTGGCGAGGTCTTATAGCGGAGGGCAAAAATGCTACGACGTATCTTAGTGGGACTGAGCATCGTGTTACTTGCGACCCTGCGTCTTGTGACTACAAGGTCGTTCCTAACTCTGGTGCTTCGAACTACTATCGTTATCGATTGTATGGTAATATGATGGCATATTACCTGACCACTGCGGGTACAGATCTTTCTATCCCCAGTACCTATCTCGATGTCGCAGACAACCAGGCTAGATCCAGGTTTTATCAGCATTTAGCCGAAGTTCAGTCTGCCTTTAAAGGGCAGACCTTCTTAGGCGAGCTTGCTGAATCACTTCGGATGATCAAACACCCTGCACAGGCTCTTAGAAAAGGGGTCTCTGAATACTTAGACCGACTAAAGAAAGTTGGTCCTAGTAAGTCAAAGCGCGCCCGTCCTAAGTTTGTCAGGGATACTTGGCTTGAGTATTCCTTTGGCTGGAAGCCCCTTATTTCTGATATTGAAGATGCAACTCGGGCTTTCCTTTCTTCTCGCTGGACGAAACCTATCTTTCAGATGGTTCGTTCAACTGGTAAGAACGGAACTTCGCCTGTACTTTCATCTCTCAACTTTCAGTCAGCAGGAGCTATAGCTGGCCTTTACCTGTATTACAACCTAGAGACTGTGAAGGAGGCCGAAGTAAAGTATTACGGAATTTATCGTTCCGTTGGTACTGGACCTTCGACCTTCCGTCACTTTGGATTTTCTCCATGGGAATTTGTCCCTACTCTATGGGAGTTAATACCTTACTCATTCCTTGTGGACTATTTCACTAATATAGGTGATATAGTTTCTGCTTGGAGCTATCGCAATATTGGTTGCGAATGGGCTGCGAAAGGTACAAAAATCACGAATAGGACTCAAATCCTAAACGCGAGGATTGACCTCACCAGCTCTTCATACTATTTTGCATATAACTCCGGCAGTCCTGGTTCGTCGACGTCTGAATATTCCCTAAAGACACGTACTTCTTCTGTCTCGATTCCTCTCCCTGATTTTCAGTGGGAGGCGCCGGGCTTAGGTAGTACGAAATGGATAAACATTGCTGCTTTATCCACACAATTAGGGTCGACCAGACGTTCTTTGGCCCGCTAGTTCGCTAGTGGAATACTAACCTATCCTTGGATATCGTTATGTCGTTTTCTCCTGATCTTACTACCTCTGGTGCTGCCGTTGGGTCCGGATTCACTACACCAACTTATACGTTGGTCGCGGATCTGGCTCCTGACGTCAACTCCCGTCAATGGTACGTTGCCGCTAAAGGCGGCACGCAACCCTCTGGCGTGCGTGTGCACACTGCTGGCGATCCGTTTACTCAGACAATTCGGAGAACGCCCTATAAAGCGTTACCTCCGAAGAATCCGACGACGGGCGCCTATGGTAATGTGCCCATGAATCGAATCGAGTTCTTGACCCGGAAGTCTGTGATTATCGACTCGTCTGGGACTCGGCGCACCATGAATCTCCGCACGATTGCAGAGATTCCTGCGGGCTCCGAGACCTATGACCCGGATAACATTAAGGCTGCCGTAAGTTGCCATGAGGGTACCCTCGGTGAAGAAACCGCGGACCTCGCTGACACCTACGTCACCGGTGTTATCTAGTCGTTCCTCACGGAACTCTAGGTTTGGGTATCTTAAAAGGCTTAAACCTATTTTGGTACCCGTGTTCCTCTACTTTGCGTACAAAGCCGGCGTTATCACTAACGGCGACCTAGTATACTGGTTGAGGTTTTACATAGGACTCTGATTCGTAGAGAGGCATCTTATGGCTATTAAGCCTCATGCTCTTTTCTCTCGCCTTCGTTTGGACCTTCTGGATTCAGTCTCCCCTGCTGCTGTAGATCGAATTTACAGCGGCGAGGAAGATTGGCCCGGAATTACGTTCAAGGAACGTGCGGCCTCATCTATCTATGGTTCCCTCCTTAAGAAGTGGGAGGGTTCAATGGATGACGAGACTAAGGCTCGTGCTCTTGAGAAGTTCTTGAAGGTCAATGACCGATGTAAGAACTGGCGTATGGTAGACGATGGACTTTATGGAGATGATTACCTCTTGGGTCATACCAAAAGATTAATCTCTGACTTCTGGAATGTCTGGAAGTCAGGTTTCTCATATAAAGTTCCTTTAGTTGATCATCCTTACGACCTCCTCGACAGAGGACAAGTAGGACCTGGCTCAGCTATTGGTGCTAGAGGCGGGGACTTTTATACAAAGTTTTTCGACTCTAGGCTGTCTACAACAAGTCCGAATCTGTACTCTTTGTACAGACGCTATATAAATGCTTTCCCGGAATGGAAGAATGCCGAATCCGTTCGGATCATCCACCACGGTGATGCAGATATAGTCGAAGGTAATCGTCTAGACTTTGTACCGAAGAACGACGACATCTCACGCAGCATCTGCATCGAGCCCTCGCTGAATATGTACTATCAGCTTGGACTTGCTGCTCTGCTGAATTCTAGACTAAAGAACCATTGGGGTATAGACCTCGAGGTTCAACAGTTTAAGAATCGTGAGCTAGCTAGAAAGGGGAGCTTTGATGGGTCTTTTTCAACAATTGACCTATCATCTGCTTCCGATTCCATCTCGTTACCTATGCTACGCTGGTTACTTCCAAACGATTTCTATCGCTTGTTGGTTTCCTTGCGCAGCCCAGTTTCGAGATTGCCTAACGGCGAGCTCGTGGAGCTTCAGATGATTTCTACAATGGGTAATGGTTATACATTCCCGCTGCAGACTATCATATTCTCCGCGGTCGTGCTGTCAGCCATGGAGCTACACGGATTGGCACCCGTATATCCTCATGGGTCGGTTGAAGGGAATTTCGCGGTTAATGGAGACGACATTGTAGTGCCCTCTGAGATTACTCAGAAGGTGCTACGTCTTCTCCACCTCCTCGGATTTACCCCTAACCCTGACAAGACCTTTGTAGAAGGTCCGTTCCGTGAATCATGTGGTGGCGATTTCTTCGAAGGAAGAAATCTCCGTGGAGTTTATATCAAAAGACTCGACGGGCCGCATGACTATTACTCTGTAATTAACCAGCTTAATCTGTTCTCTACAAGAACAGGTATTCTCCTTCCGCGGCTAGTCCAAACGCTCCTAAGAAAGGTTCGTTTTCGCCCTATTCCGTATTGGGAGAATGACTCTGCAGGTATCCGGGTTCCTTTATCTGTTGCTCGCCGACACGTTGGGACATGTCGCTACACCCAAAGTATATTGTACTTTGCGTGGACAGCAATGCCTCCACCGAAGGTGAGAATTTCAGATAATGTACTCCGCACACCTCGAGGGTTTAAGCGGCGTGAGTTTAACCTCTCAGGGTTATTCCTCGCTTTCTTACAGGGGTCGGTTAAGTCTTCCTCGATCCCCCTTCTTCCGAAGGAGGTGAAATGGAAGACGAAGTCTCGCATCGCACCGAATTGGGACTGCCCACCGGTATACGATGTAAAGACGATCCAGCTCTTTAAGGGCTGGTTCGAT